TGTGGAACCAGCTAAGTTAGAAGCAATTAAGTTTGTACCAACTTGGAAGTTGTTTACAGAACCAATTGTTGTGCCGCCTTGGGCAGTAACTACTGCTACTCTAAAAAGAGTATCAGGATCGTCACAGATGATAGCTTGGCAATCGCCAGCTAATGTACCAGCTGGCCAGTACTGAGCAAATTGTTTTTGCTTAGTAGTAGGGCTAGTGTAAGTACAACCAAGGAAAACACCAACTTGACCATAGTTAGGCGCACCAGCGGCAGCAGAACCACCGTCAGTTAACGCTAAACGAGTAACATAGCCTTTAGTTGTTGAAACTACATCGCCATAAAAAATATTGATGTTGTAACCATACTGAATAGGTAGGTAACGTGTCGAGCCTGAAAAGACTTGACCACCAATAAGATTAATAGGCTTTAGGCCGTAAGGGGCCGATATTGTAGGATAAGCCATTTAAATCTCCTAAAAATTAAGAACCTTTTCCAAAACTAGTCGTGGATTTTCTCTCGTTAAAGAGGGGCATCCTTGGGTCGCTTTGGCGCATTAAGCTATTGTCTACAGCTTCCGACTGGGCTTGTGTTTGCTGCGCATAATAATCAGCACGTTGTTGCACAAATTCAGAAGGAGTTTTGCAAAGCAATAACCCGCCAATCTCGATGTTGTCTTTAAAACGTCCATCAGGATTAACTAACAATTTAAATTTCGGTTGCTCTTCTAGCGTTACAGGTTCCCATCCTTCTCTCATTTTGGAAGAGATATTGCGAGGGTCTGCTTGACCATTCATAGAAACTCGAATCCAACGGTAGGAGAAACCTTCCTGTTTATCAGGTTCAGGCAACAACTCAGGTGGTCGCCATTGTTTAGGGCGCTCAGCTTGCTGTCTATCTGCTACTTCACGGGGAACTCTATTTGTATTAGCCATTTTGGGACTCCAATTTAGTTAATTCCATAGCATATTGCTCTGGAGAAAGGTTGAACTTTTTTGCCAAAGCTAACTGCGTCTGCGTTAGTTTGACCTTTTTTGAAGATGTTGTACGCGTTGCAGATGCTACTACCGTGCTGGGTTTTTTTTCAGATTTCTCAGAGGCTTTGACCTCTGGAACTTCCTCAAATTTCTCAGGGAAGCGCTTCTTTACCTCAGTATCAATGACGTTCCAGTAATGATCGGAGCCTAGTGGGACTCCCTCTTTCTCTAGCCGTCTATGAATCCCTGATGCAAGGAATGTCATATCATCGTCTTCGCCATACCACTTGTTTTTGTCAAGCCACGACTGGGTTTTTGAGTCCAATCGCTGGGGTTGTGGTTGCGATGTAGATATTTTTACATTATCTTGTTCAGATTGTAAAGCATTTTCTTCATATTGTGGTTGATAGCGCTCTAATTCCTTAGATTTGAACTTGACTTCTGTTAAACGCTCCTGGGCATCGGTCATTCTGTCTGAATCTCCAGACTCATAAGCCTCTTTTAGCTCTCGTTTTGCCATTTCTAGCTCACGAGTGATGCCTTCCTTAGCAGTAGTGACGTAAACCTTTTCCCCATCGGACAAACGCCCTTTGAGTCTCTTGTTTTCTTCAATAACTAAGTTAGCAACGCGAATAGCTTCCTTATGCTCACGCATAGCTTCATCTTTAAGCCTACGCTCGTCATGCATTAGCTTTTTCATTTGAAGCAAACGCTCTTTAGCCTCTTGTGAATAGGCTTCTAAGTCGTCATTTTCAACATCTTGTGCAATTTCCTTGGGCAAAGGGGCGGCATTGACAACATCTTCCTCTGGAATATCGTTCTCAATTTCAATTTCTATCTTTTGCTCAGGCTCATTTTCAATTTCGTCTGGAAATTTGAATTCTTCGTCTTTAAATTGGGACATTTATTTCTCCTTAAACACGAGTAATTCCGCGAGGATCTTCAACTACAGCCTCTACAGAATCGTCATTAATGATGCGGAACTCCCTACCGTGGATTTTCAGTCTAGTACCCGTATTAGGACGGGCTAAAATGAAGTCACCGACCTTACACCAAGGTCCGTTAGGGAAACGTGTTGGGTCTTTGTAGCAATCTGGTCCCATTTTTACAACAAAAAATACAGTCGAAAGCACTTCTTCGTAATGCAAAGTGGTATCCGCTTTGAGGATCCCGCTTTCATACTCCTTTTCCTTCTCTGGAATTGCTACCAAAATGCGGTATCCAGATGGTTCGGGAAGGGCTTTTGCTTTTTCTTCGCTAGATGCTGCAAAGTTTACTGCTCCTACTATCTGTGGCTGATCGGGATTTGAGCCGATCAGGATAGTTGTTTCACTCATCCGAGTTCTCCAAGTTTTTTTTCAGGTCTAACATGTATAAACGTGCAGTAAGAAGACCTGTAATCTCCCCACACATTCTTTGGTATTCAGCGTAGTCTTTGGCTACGCCAGTACCGAGGGACTCTTCTAGTCCCTCAACTTTTTCACCTACCTGTTTGAGGAGGCGATCTAGTATTTTGTCGTTCATTCTGGTTTTTTACCTTTTTGGTTTTGTTGTTGTCTTTGGTTGTTCATTTGGGCTTTTGCTTGGCCTACTTGTGCGCCAATCCTCATGCCTTCCATGCGCTCTTTTGACTGTAAGTCAGCTTTGTCTTTGGCTGTCTTAGCGCCAACTTGCATACCCGCAATTTCTTTTTGCGCTGCAATACGTTGCTTTTCAATCTCCAGCTGGTCAGCCTTGGCAGCTGCATCCATAGCCATCTTCTTCTCTTTAATACCAATTTCTTGGGCCTTGAGTTGAAGTTCTTTCATCTGCATCTGGATAACTGGATCTTGGGCAGCCTGTTGTGCTTGCTGCGCTGCAATCTCAGTCTTATTCTGATTGAGAAGTTGCTGGGCTACAGGCACAGCCATACGGGAAATCTGCATTTCCATTTCCCTAGACATATGGTTTTCGCTATTGTCATCATCGTAAGGAATCTGGATACCCATCGCCTCTTCCATCTGGCGTTTATATTCCATGCCAACGTGTTCTGTGATGTGGGCTTGCATAGCCTGTAACATCATTGGAGCCTGTGGGTTTTGGCCAATAACCATTTTAATCTTAGGGTCATTCATAGCAGCCATATGAATCTTGATGTGGGCTTCGTGGTCTTGGTATGAGAATGCTCTGAGTGGCTTATTCTTTAGCACATTCATATTCTCAGTAATCGGATCACATGCCTTGTCATCTTCTGGCAATGGAACCAACTTCTGGGCGTTCTTAATGCCGATAACAGATAACATCTGACGATGCAAGAAAGGCAGGTTATATAGTTGTGGAGCAGTCTGGGATAGCTGTAGAACTGCCTGATATTGAACCACTTTCTGGCTCATAGTCGCGGCATTTGGATCACTTACAGGAATAATGTTAACTGCATCGTAATCCGATTTCTTAGCTTTTCGGCTGCCTTCTTGGGGTTCATAGCTGTATTCATCAGGAGCATTAGAAGCAATAATGTCTTTTAATAATCTGAACTCTTGTTTCATTGAGTAATGAATACGGGCTTGGATGGCGCTCATGACTTTGAGGGTGCGCTCTAAAATTGCCAGAGTAGTACCAACTGGGGAGTTGGCTGACATATCTGCAATCTTCAAATCACCAGCAGAAGCGAATCTTCTGCCGTCCTCGATGATTTGGTTTAACAAGGTAATCAAAGTCTGGCTTGGCTCCTTGTAAGGAAGCGGCATGATGTTGTCTTTCATTGCCCCACTTGGTACATCTACGTCACGGAATTCGCCTGGTGCTATTGGCGTGTCATCGCCTTTGACTCGCAATCCACGGGTCTTAAAGCCGCCTGGCAGATTTGCAAGTGACCCCGCATCAACCAACTGGCGGAGTATGGAAGTACCAGATTTAGCAAAAGCGCCGAGCAAATGGACAATACCAAAACAGTAGAAACCAAAACCAGGAATATAGCCGTAGTGGACGAAATGTTGTCTCTTTTCATGTTTCTTGTCTCCTTCTTTCCAGTTGCGTCTAATGGCCAGAATCGTTCCCGTATTCTTTTCAATGGACACAACGTAAGGTAGAGCAATACCCGTAGGTTCGCCAGATTCATCTTTATGCTCGTAACCTTCTAGATCAAGATCAACGTGCATTTCAAGGATCTTAAAGCGATCATCGGTAGTCGCTCTAAAGCCCAGTTTTTCAGCAATTTTCTTTTCTACTTCATCTAATGTATTGATTGGATCGCCCAAGTCAACATCACGGTAAAAGCCTGAAACCTGTAGCTTACGCATCTCGTTTTCAGTTTTACGCATCACATGGGTGATACGCTCTGCGGTTTGTAGATTGGATGCGCCATAAGGAACTACGAGGTCATCGGCTGGAACGTACATAGATACTTGACGGCCAAGCTGTCCATCTTCATACACCTTTTTAAATCCATTTCCTGACAACCCCATACCCCATAACATTCTTTCATGTTCTGGGCGGAACTCAGTCATCACATCGGTGATTTCATAGTTCATGTCTTCTTCGACACGGGTGGCAGAGTCTTTCTTTTCTGGAGTCTCTTTACCAATAATCTGGGTTCTGACTGGGCCAGATGCTGGGAAAGTTTCCATAATGGTTTCGGCTTGGAACTTAACTACAGCCTCGGCCAAAATAGGATGGTAAACGCCACAAGCGCCTTCCCAAGGCTCAGAGC